ATGAGTATGGTATAATCCGTAAACGGAGGCTACCTATGAATTGTATTTATTGCAAAAATTGCGTTGGTGTTGACCGTTACGAATTTCTTGTAGAAACTGGTCGTAAAGTTATTTGCAAAGAATGTAGCGTTGAGGATCGTGCTGTGGGGTACATGGACTTTAATCACAAAACAGCACCACAACTTGTGATGGTTCCTAGTAATGCTAAAGAAACTATTCGTATTTTAGATAGAGCAAATAGGAGAAGCAGATGAATAAAATAACTTGGCTCGATCTTTATACTTTCCTTCATGAAAGAGCCAACAATATACAAGCTGTTGGAACTTTTGAGTGGAATACTCCGATATTAATTCATGATGCGAATACTGGTGACGAATTCACATGTGATACTTATTATGTTAGCGATAGTCGTAAAAAAGACAGATTGGTACTTATTACTAATATTGAAAAGATTTTTGAGGAGAATACTTAATGGATTTTGAAATTGAGAGTTTGCTTTTTAAACAGGTAACGAAGCCCAAGCATTATTTGATGACTAAAATTAATAAATTGTGGGAAAACAGATACAGAGTTAATGTTTATATTCAAATAGAAGAAGAAGGTCTTGCAAAAAAACGTATTCATGATAGTTATTTTTGTCATTATGATCCCGGTAAGTTAACCATTATTCCAGAAAAGGATTATGCGTCCAAACTTACAGGATAATTTAAAAACCTCAAGTATATTTGGTGCTAGGTTTGAAAAATCCAGAATCGTCTAAAGAGTACCCCTTGACAACTCCGATAACTATGTTATACTTAGAGCGTATCAACTACACTTCACAGGAGATTAAAGATGGGACTTGGTAAGGGTAAAAAAGCTTGTCCAGATTGCGGAACTACAACTGGCCCAAGGGCATATTGTTGCAAAAAGTGTGATCATATTTTCATATTTAAGCCCAAGAGTAAAGAGGCTAAGAATACAAAGATTATTCAAAAGGTTGATTGGAAAACTCTGGTCAAGGGAGAGAGAATAAAGGTTGCTGGTGGACCGTACTATGTATCAAAGGGCGAATTTATTCCTATGGGATATAGAGGGCGTTTTGTTGTTGAGGGGGTAGATGAGAATGGTATTCGTGCTTATGGTCTTGACAAGTCCAGCGGCTTCTGTCATATTTATATGGGAAGGGATTTCCAAAATAAAGAAACAGGAGTTTGGAAAACGAAGCATAAGCTGATGAAACTCAAGCCTAAAACGGAGACTGTCTAATGAGTCTTGAAGGAGGTTTTACTAAAACCCAAAAAGACCAACTAAATAATCTGTTGGATCATAGAGATTCTATAGTCAATAACTTATATCATATAGAAAGAATACTCAAAGTATATTTTCCAGAAGAGTTTGAATTAGCATATCAGCATTGGATTCCACAGATTATTACTGCTCTTTATGAAGATGGTCGTTGGTTGCCTAGAGGAGATCAAACTATGCAAAAAACTTTGAACAGACTATTGGATAAAAGTAGTCAAAAAATAGATCAAACAGTTAAGAAATTTATCTAATTGGGGTATATTATTATGAGCGAGATTTATTCTATTAGCGATTTAGATAGGTACGCTGAAAGCATTAGAAAAAATGCTGCTTTATCATTCACAGAATTTTATCATGAAAATCTTGATGATTTTATCAGCATTGTCCAAACAACTAACTTGATTAAAAATAATTGCATAGGTGAAGATGAGGATGGCAATTTTTTGATTGATGAAGATAGCTATAATAGAACTTTTGAAGAAGTTAGAATGTGGATATATAATGTTGGTTTGGCAAAACTAGCTGCCGAAGGTAGGGTGGAGTGTGCTTGGGATGATGAGCTAAATGAAATGATTTTCTGGCTATCCTCTAGTGAATTAACCTTAAAGACTCAAGATGATGAACCAAAACCAAAACGAAAAACTTCTAAAAGAAATAACAAGCCTAAAAGCTAAACTAGATGAATTAAAAGAGCGTTTTGATTCTGACTATTGTAAGAAGTGTAGAGACATAGAGATAGAGATTCAAGGATGCGAACAACAAATTATGGATCTGAAAAATCTTTTTGGAACATGATGGGGAATTTGAGAGAGTGGTCACTTAACCTTTCTCTCAAAAGGAGACTTTGTTATGTCTCTGGTGAAAGTCTATGGTTAAAATTGGCATATCGTGGCAGAAAGAAGATTTGGAGTATTATAGATAATGGGCGATCAATCAACGACGATATATGGATATCTCAAAAAGAATACTTTAATATGATCAGAAAAGGAACATTAAATGTGTAATAGGCCGATATGGAAATTGAGTTTTTTTGTTTTGTTCTTTGGATCGTTGTTACTTTCTCTTGGTTATAATCTCCATTTGATTAATTGTGTTAACAAGCTAGAGAATTCACTACAGAATAATCATTGGATTACTGATCAAGAATATAGTGAAATAAAAAAAGAACTTTTGAGACTTGAAAAGGTTAAATACGAATAATTTTATACATGGGGGCGAAAGGTTTCGACTACAATAACAGATTGATATTTGGCAAGTAGTGGTTGGTGGACGGGCCACTTTAAAAGTCTACCAAATGCTTTAACTGGCACTAATCAGTTAGCCCTTGCTGCTTAATAAATAGTAGCAACAATCTTAGAAAGCGATGAAGGTAGCGTTCAAAAGATTGATGTAAAATCCTTCGGCTGCTAGAATAGCCAACGGGTTCTAGCCTGAGATTAGTTGGTACGGAAAGATGAATGTTGTTTGTACTTTAATCTTTCTTAAAACTTATGAACAAAATAAACTTGTAGGCAAAATCATGAAGTATTGCTAGCACGGGGCTTCAATGCCCCCGCCTCCACTTAATATGAGTAGAAAAATTTGTACATATTGTGGCAAAAGAAAAAACAAGGGGAGTTTTTCTAAGCACAGTATGTATAAAGACAATCTGGATACTAGATGTAAAAAGTGCGTAAAGAAACACTCCAAGGTAAGGAGTGGTCTTCATAAAATAGCACCACCAAGACCAGAGTTTTGTGAGTGTTGTAAAAAAATACCTATTAAATGGGTATTAGATCACGATCATGGTAATGATAGTTTTAGGGGTTGGGTCTGTGATCGTTGTAATACCGGTATAGGAAAATTAGGAGATAATATACAAGGAATTGTTAATGCTATGAACTATTTTCTTTCAAGGTCCAAGGATAAATAAAAATGAGTAACTATTTAAATTTTAATATTCCAGTATTCCATTCTTTTCTTGATACGGGCTTTTTATATGACGAGAAACCACATATCGATAACGAAAGAATACCAGTAGAAGTATTTAGTTTCACAAGTATACCGCAAAGATGTGGACTTTTTAGCGTTATGACAGAATATGGCAGTCAACACGCCAGAGTTCCAATACATTATTTAAAATCATATGATAAGGGTGGTTCTGATTTTCCACTAGACTGGATTCAGCTTTGGGATAGTATGAGTTATTATGCTAGTGTTTCTATTGTTGAATATACAAAAAATAGAGCAGCAAATATTTTGCTAAAGAATAAAAAATTACATAAAGCTAAGTATATGTTTACTATTGACTGGTGTTTAGGGCCACAGTATAATTTTGGTTACGGAGAAATGCCTGCTGGTCATAAGTGCGGTCATTTTTTTGAAGGTGAAAATGGACAGTATTTTATGCAACCAAATAACAGGGTTTTATGGATGGATGGTGGTGCTTTTATTTGCAAGAATTTTGATATCAAACCTAAATGGAAAGTTTTTAGTCAGGAATTTAGTTGTGAACACACTGGAAGCAGATGGATAAGCGAGAGCGAGGAGGAATTGTACTTTTATGAATTTAAAGAGAAAATGGGTTGATCATCTAAAACATAACAATATGACATATTATCAGCATTTTAAATTTGCTGTGCTTCATGGTCTATTGTGTTTTATTGCCGGTATATATCTTGTTATCCATGCTATATTTCCATGTTGGTTTCAGACTGCTGGTAGCGATTTAATGAGTCTGTTAGAAGAAGTATTCAAGAAACGCAGATAGCTAGACGATACTTGACAAGAGTGTTGTGTCGTGATATGATGTTGGAACACACAGGAGAAAAAAGATGATTCACGATTTTGATTATGTTTGGGGAATGGTTCGTGATCTTAGAGCCACCAGCAGCACTATTGATAAGCAGAGTATTATTGAGGACTATTGTAATCATAGCAGTGCCGCTGCTAGTTTTACGAAGAATATTCTATTGTATACCTATCATCCGTTGTGGCAATACAATGTCACTAGCGACAATCTCAAGAAGAAGAATCATCTTGTAGCCAGAAAGAATGAATATAAAAACTTCTTTGATCTTCTTGATGCTCTTAAAAGCAGACAGATTACCGGGCATGATGCTATATCTGCTGTCAATAGTTTTATTGAACATTATTCAGAATACGAGGAACTGATTCACTGTATTATTGACAAGGACTTGAAAACCCGTGCTGGTGATAAGATTATAAATAAGGCTATTCGAGATTTTATTCCAGAGTTTAGTGTTGCTCTGGCAGATAAGTACGAGCCTAAAATTGTTGACTGGAAGGATGGATGGTATGTTAGCAGAAAGATTGATGGTGCTAGATGTATTGCTATTGTTGATGCTAGTGGGAATACTACCTTCTATTCCCGTACGGGAAAAATCTTTGATACTCTTGGTGTTGTCTCTGATGGCATTAAGAATCTCAATGTTACTAATGTAGTATTTGATGGTGAGATTTGTCTGGTGGATGAAAATGGTAATGAAGATTTTCAAGGAGTAATGAAAGAACTCCGCAAAAAGGATCATACTATTCCTAATCCATCCTTTAAGATTTTTGATATGATCTCTCATGATGAGTTTTATAGTAAGAAGGGACAATCAAATAAGCCATATTCTATTCGTTATAATAATCTTCTTGAAACAATGAGAGATAATACTTGTGTTTGTCTTAGTGTTCTTGGTCAAGATTTAATTAAGAACGATGATCATTTTGGTGAGTGGACAGGAAAAGCCAAAGAATATAGTTGGGAAGGTCTAATGCTTCGTGCAGATGCTCCATATAAAGGAAAGCGATCCAAAGACCTACTCAAATTTAAAAGCTTCTTTGATGATGAATACGAGGTTATTGATGTAGAAATGGGTCCATTCCGCTATGTTAAAGATGGACAGGAAACAGAAGAAAATATGCTTAGTTGTGTAACTATTAAGCATAAGGGATGCGATGTTAGAGTTGGTAGTGGTTTTAGTATTGAACAAAGACAAGCATATCACAAGCATCCCAACAAAATTCTTGGTAAAATAATTACTGTACAATATTTTGAGGAAAGTCACAATCAGGATGGTGGGATAAGTTTAAGATTCCCAACATTTAAAATGTTACACGGCGACTCCAGAGAGATATAACCTGTGCTACAACTTATCTATAGAGATAGTCATTATGTGGATAAGTTTAGTATATTAGGAGAAAGACATTCTGGAACTAATTTTTTAGCACAATGTGTTCACCAAAAATTTGGATTAGAATATACTGAATATTTTCATAATAAACATTTTTTTGGTTTTTGTAAACCAGAAACCATAACTTACAAAGGTAGAAATGTTATATTCTTTGGTATAGTAAGAAATCCTTATGATTGGATAGCATCTTTTTATAATCTACCCTATCATATTCCCAATGTTAATAGTTATTCTATAGAAAAGTTTATAACTAATGAATGGTATTCTGTTGACTATGAAAATAGAGAAATTTTAATTGATCGTAATTATGCTGTAAACCCTCATGTAAGATATAAAAATATTTTTGAAATGAGAAAATATAAAAACATATATATTTCTCAAATTATGCCAGTTGTAGCACCAAAATATGTTTTATTCTCATATGATACTTTTCTTAAAAATTATGATAATTATCTAAATATTATAGGCAATATATTTAATTTAAAAAAAATTGGACAACCACCAGCTTTACAACAAAAAAATCCGTATATATTATCCACAGAAATTAAGTCAATTATAGACGCTAACATAGACTGGTCTGTGGAGAATAGTTTAGGTTTTTATCAAAAATAGGAACAGCTAAAGAAACGCTATTGACTAGACGATACCTCTAGTGTACAATCCTAGCGTAAGCATTGGAACTAATATTTGGAGATGCTATGATTGAAACAAAGATCGAAAAAAAGCCCGTTGTAATGAGTACTAATAAAGCTGATGAATTTTTCAAAAATTTCCCCAAAGATAAAGTAGTGTCTTATAAAGACTACTGGGAAAGTGTTCGTCCAAAGAATAATGAAGATATTTTTCGTCGCTATCTTTTTGCTTATTGCAGCGTTCATACCACTTGGCAAGGTAATGTTAAAGGATATAACGCTATCAAGAATTTTAATGAGTGGATTGATAATAAAGAAATTCTTTTGGAAAAACTCCATAAGAGCGGCGTAGGATTGCACAATAATCGTACCAATTATATCTGGGATTTTAGCACCAAGTTTTGGGCTAATCCTAAAGATTTTTATCTTACTAC